CAGGGTTTTTTGGATCGCGTAACCAAGGATATTTGGTTGATGCGAACTCAAATGATCTTGACTGCTGCTCGATCTGCTTGCGTCTTTTCGGAATGTCTGACTCACGCTGGAATTCAGCGTTTAGTGCCAGGTCTTCCAACCATGCTTCCACGTCATCAGGCATGTGTTCACCAACTCGTTTTTCAATTTCTTGTTCAACTGAGTCAGGGTCACGTCTGTAACGAGACAAGCTTCGCTTTGCCCATCGTTCTGCTGCCAATGCGTCATCCATCAGCCTATCCAGGTCATCCTGGGTTTCGGCTTGAGTCACCAATTCAGAGATACTGCTTTCCTCCTTGGGTTTTTGAGATTGCTTCTGTTGAAAGCTTTCTTGCTTCAGATCATGGAGCTGTTCTTCCAGTTCCTTTTTCTGAGCCGTCAGTTTATTGACTCGCTTCTGCCAGTTGTAATCTCCCCTCTGAGGTGCTTCCTCTGGTTCCTCCTGATCCTGGTCGATGACTTGCTGCGTTACGTCATCTTCCTGTTCAGGAATGGGTGTCTTTTCTGTTGTTTCTTGAACGTCTTCTTGAGGTGTTAACGATGCTGAAATTGCATCCCTCAATGCGTCCATACCACCAAGCGGAGTTTCTTCCCCAGAGTCTTGGTTCACCTCTGGCGTTTCGGATTTATCCATGCTGTTAACGGTCGCAAGAAACCGATGACATGAGTTTAAAGGCACTCAAGGAGCCATAGTAACCTCGGACAGGTTAAAGAAATCGTCGCAAAGTCTTTTTTAGTGTCAACCCCTATTCAGGGTCTTTGCCTGCAGCCTGGAAAATGCCTTTGAACTCTGCGTGTAGATCCTGAATAGCTGCAAGCCTCCCAGCACAATAATGTCTTTCGGAATCCGAAGCTCCAGACTTGGTCAACAGGTTGACATCTGCCTGGGCAGCTTCATCGAGTATCCAGAATATGGATTTCTTGACTGGGTGTTCCTCTGACATTGCAAATGCCTGCAGAAGTTCTTTTGGGTATTCAAATATTTGGTCAGGCATTTGGATTCACCCCTAGTCTCCCTACTTGTTTGTTGTTCTGTTGCATGACGGACATGTTTAAATTCTGTGAGTATACCTTCAGTAGTTCTGCAAACTGTTCGTCTGCCTGGAGCTGTTGCTGATACTTAGGATTGTTCTGAATGATCTGTTGCAAGAACTGTAGCTTGATTGCTGCAGATGGATCGTTCTCCACCAATTTGCTTGGATTGTTACCTAACGCCATGAAGGCTACCTGAGAGTTTACCTCCTCAAACATGGCTTGTGATGCCTCTGCATTTTCAACCACCAGTTCATCTGCCAGGGAAGGATCGATGACTTGTAATTTCTTACGTATCAACTTGGCTCGATCAACGATTCCCATGGTATCTTCTGGAAGCACAAATTGAGAGATGGCTTGTAATTTCTTTTCGACGAATTCGTTGTCCAATTCGCGGACATCAAAGTTCAGCGTAAAGTTAAAGTTGCCTGGATCTCTAGGGATCGGTTTGCCTGTCCCCGTCACCGTTGCAAATCTCTCGTCATCGTCAAACTTTTGAGTCAGATCCCACATGCGATTGACCACCGTTGACATATGACGTAACCATCGATGAACGTAGGCTTGTTGACGAAGCTGAGTTTCAACTGGAGCTACCTGTGAATTCGGTCTGCCAAAGTAACGGTCAGTTCTTACCTGAATCTGATCCATTAATTGAAAGGCTAGATCTGCTCCTCTCTTTGGAGTGTCCATCCAGGATATGTCACCAGGACGTTGCTCAGAAATCTGAACTCCAGGACCAATTTTAATCCGTTGACCGTATCGTAAAGGGACCTTCAGCGCAGGTAAGGTATCGAAACTTGATCTATCAAAAACCTGATCTGCCTGGGCTTTGTATTCTGATTGCCATGTCTTGACTATCTCTGAAACTCCCCTTGATTCAATTGGTGATCGACGTGTTTTTTCTCGGGTAAAGCATTCAAATGGATAAGTGCCTCCTGCCTCAGTCACAAGCTCATGTTGTGCAAAGCATTCGTTACCTCTTTCGTCCTTGTGCATGTAAGGAGAGTAAACCGTCTGGTAGATGCCAGGGTTGCCATTCTCAGTAACTCTCCTTGAGTATGCGTGAACGATTTCGATGAGGTTGCTTCGATCATCAAGCTTTTCACTGTCTCCTGTTACAGGGGAGAGTCCTGTATCCCATACAGAGCTATTCTTTCCTGCAGTGCGTTTGATCTTTTCTACAAACTCTTCGTCCCAACCACCGTTGGTGGCCTTCTCTTCAATCTCTGCCACCGAATAATAATCTCTTCGGAAGATAGCTCTGGCTCGATGCCAATCTTGCGTCTCTGGTGGCATCAATACTTCAAAGTATGGACGTAGAGCTACAATGCTTGGTTGGTTTTTAATTACCTGAGGGACTTCAAAAATTGTTTCACCTGTCTTAGCTACTTCCTTGATATGCTTCAGGGCCTTTTGCCTGGTTAACCCTGGGTTGCTGGCAACAAGCATGTCTGCCAGATATTCAGTTTCGTTTTGTAACGCTGACTGGAGTGCTTCAAGTTTATCAGGGGATTCGGCTCCCATGAGCCGGGATAGACCTTGGAGGGATATTTTCTGAGGGACCTGGGCATAGCAACGCTCCCAGGTGGTATGAAGTACACTCCAGCCATATTGCGCTGCATATTCTGCATGAAGTTCCAACTCCTCTTCAAAGTCAGGTTGCAAGACCGTTGAAAGCATCCATCGAAGATATACCCCTACTGCACTGGCAGCTTCATGGTCTCCACCTTCTACACCTCCTACGTTAAGTGCTGACCGTGACAGAGCAGAAGTGGATAACTGCACCATGAAAGAACAAACCTCATCAGCAAGGCGAATTCGGGTATCACTTGCACCCTCCCAGGGAAACGGTTGTTGACCTAGATTGCTTGCGTGTTTCTTCCCGTCTCGACTTTGACCGTTCCATGTTGAGAACCGTGTCTCATCACTTTCCCTGACTCGATGGGTTATTCGCTCATCGGTGAAGGACCGCACAAAATCTTTGTGTAGTTCTGCGATGTTAGGGTCTGTCGATGTCTGGAGCTTATCTCCTGCTGTATTGCTGCTTTGCATGGGTGTTAGTCACTCGGATCAATATGATCCTGGCTCGGTGCTGTAATCGGCTTGCCTTGAGACATACATGGGGTCCATGAGGATAAGGTAACGTAAAGCATCGCAAGGGTCCTTGCTTGCTCCTTTGTCACCATCTGCATTCGTCCATGTTTTCAGGCTGTAAATTAAATTTCCGCAATCCTCGGAGATGTAGAGTTTCGGTTCATTGAGAACCGTTACTTCTTCGCTCAGGTTATAGGCAAACAAATTGTTGACAAGGGCAACTGACTCATCGATGTGAGCCATTGATGCAGGAACAAAATGCAAACCATCTTTTGTTACCTGACCTCCAGCACCTCGATCTGGTGCAGCAAGTAAATCAATCAGCGATTGGTTGTGTTCTCGTTGGCCCAGGACTGCAGTTCTTCCAGCCCTTGGATCTATGTATCGTTCGTGGATTCCTCCATCGCTTTTCTCTAGCTCTCGGATCAGGTTTTTCCACTGGTTAATGTTTCTTCCACAATCGGCTGTTTGAGCAGGGCCTGGTTTACCGTCGAGCTTGCTGCTAGGAACAGCCCATTCACCATGGTTTTGATAATCAGGAAATTCCCTGTAAATAAAAACACGTCCCAGATCATCCACTCTTGCCCACAAGAAAAACCAGTTTCTATCGCCAGGGGTTGGATCGCAAACCATGTAATTGGTTCCTTGCCTGGGGATGTCTGAAGCCTTGACTATGTTCCTGTCTGTAAACCTTGGGAACTTGCCTGTAACAGGATTTGAAACGTAGCCATAGGCCCTGATTTCCAGTTCTTCTCTGGTTCTGCCTTTCAGGGTTTTCTGTAACCTGTCGAAAGGCGTGTAAGGGTTCCACTCTGAATAAAACCAGAATATCTTACCGCTACCATTCTTGGTTCTGGCTCGATATGGCATATGACCCTTGGGAACTCCAGGTATGTTGCCTGGGCTGTTTGGGTCAATCAGCTTTGCTTCCCTGGTTTCCTCGATGATGGCTCCTTCCATGGCAGATTTCACTGCAGAGCTATATCCCTCGATTGGAGTAAAAGTGA